GCTTCATGCCGATCAAGTCGGAGCCGTTGACCAAGGACAGCCACGGCACGCGCTTTCTCAATTCCGAGCTGGTCGAGACATCGCTCGTTGCGATCCCGGCCAACCCGAATGCGTTGGCGGTCGCAAGATCGCTCAACATCTCCCGCGACACCGTCGCAATGGTCTTTGCCGGGAAAGGCAACACGAAAGACCAGAGCACCGTGCGTCGCGGTTTCAACGGCGGGCAAGCCGAACGTCCTCCTGTACGAAAGAACAGGACCATGTCTCCTCTCACCAAGAGAATTGAAGAGACCGAAGCGCGGCTCGTGCAGTTGCGTGACGGACTGACTGCACATCTGGAATCCGTTGACGACGAGAACGTCACCGATACCGATCTCGCGACGACGCAGGAGTTCAACAAGAAGATTGCCGATCAGGAAGCTCTCTACGAGTCACTGAAGCAATCCGAAGCAAAACTCGGCAAGACCACCGAAGCCGGCGACGGCAGCACCCGCACGATCACCTCAAAGACCGGCGAGCGTCGTCCGTTTGCACTCGCGCCGAAGAAGATGGAGCCGCTTGAGTTTCTGGTCCGGGCCGGCACCGTCCGCGCGCTGGCCCGCTCGATGCAGATTTCCATCGACGAGGCTCGGGTCAAGGCCTACGGCGAGGACGAGGTCACCAAGGCGGTTTGCGACCTGACCTTGAAGGCGGCGTCCGCTCCGGCCATGACCACGGTCACCGGCTGGGCGGCCGAACTGGTGCAGCAGATCGTCACCGATCTGATGCCGACGTTGCTGCCGTCTGCGGTCTACCCGACGCTGTCGTCGTTGGGCCTGCAGCTCACTTTCGGGCGAAACGGCCGGATCATCATTCCGACCCGCTCGCTGACGCCGACCGTTGCCGGCTCGTTCGTCGGCGAAGGTGCGCCGATCCCGGTCCGTCAGGCTGCGTTCACCAGCCAGACGCTGACGCCGAAGAAGATGGCCGTGATCTCGACGTGGACCCGCGAGATGGATGAGCATTCCATTCCCGCCATCGAAGGTCTGCTTCGCGAGGCCATCCAGCAGGACACCGCCGTCTCCATCGACAGCGTTCTGCTCGACTCCAACGCCGCGACCGCGATCCGGCCCGCCGGCCTGCGCAACGGCATCGCTGGTCTGACCCCGACCGCTGGCGGCGGCTTCGACGCCCTCATCGGCGACCTCAAGGGCCTGACCGGCGCGATCCTGACCGCGACCAACGGCAACATCCGGAACATGGTCTTCATCATGAATCCGCAACAGGCGTTGTCGATTGGCTTCATTCAGCCGCCGAACCCGTCCGGTCTCTTCCCGTTCCGGGACGAGATCAACAACGGCAGGCTGAACGGTCGTCCGCTGATTCAGTCGGGCACCGTGCCGCTTGGCACCGTGATCTGTCTGGACGCGGCCGACTATGTCTCGATCAACGGCGACACGCCGCGATTCGAGATCAGCGATCAGGCGACCTTGCACATGGAAGACACCAGCCCGGCCAACATCGGCAGCGCCGGCACGCCGCCGGTTGTCGCAGCTCCGGTGCAGTCGATGTTCCAGACCGACTCGCTGGCTCTACGGCTGATCCTGCCGATGAACTGGGCGATGCGCCGTCAAGGCGTCGTGGCTTGGGTCGCTGGCGTTACGTGGTGATCTGAACGCATACGGCAGCCGCGTTCGCGCGACTGCCTTCTCATTCCAACCTCAGAAAGGAATATCAGATGACAGACGTCAACGCAGAGGCCAAGGAGAAGCAGGCCAAGAGCGCGGAAGACAAAGCGAAGGCCGTCGAGGATGCGTATGCCAATCAGGGCACGCCAACTCCGACGCAGGAAGAGAACGACATCGTCGCGCTCGGCGGTTCGGTCGATCCGCACGCGGACGATGGCAGCGGACCTTCGCCTGAAATGAAAATGACGACCCGTCAGTCCGAGCCGTCGAAGCCTTCGGGCGGCGGTTATTCGACGAGGGCCGCCGCGCCCGCGAGGGAAACGCAGCCGGTGAAGGAGCATCCGAAAGAGCCAAACCACCAGCAGTCGAAAGAGCACACCAGACAGCAGAGCTGATGGCCGGCCTGCTATCGCGGATTCTTCGCCCTCTCCTCGCAAAAGGAGAGGGCGATGTCCACCAAGGTCCGTACCAGCTTCCGGTGACCGGCGGCTGGCTGCCGGTTGGTTCGCCGTGGAATTGGTGGCAGGACGGCACCATCCCAACGACCGGGCTCGACAGCTCGGCGATGGTCGAGGGATGCCTGTCGGCCTATTCGCAGACGGTCGCGATGTGCCCCGGCGACCACTGGCGTTTGAACGACAAGGATGGCCGCGACCGCGTCACCACTTCGGCGTTGTCGCGCATTCTGCGCCATCCGAACGACTACCAGTCGCCCTCCGATTTCATGCTGAACCTGACGCGCTCGCTCTACGCGGAAGGCAACGCCTATGCGCTGGCGCTGCGCAACGACCGTTACGAGATCGAGTCGCTGCATCTGATGGACCCGCGCCTGTCATCGCCGCAGCTCGCCGTGACTGGCGACATTTTCTATTATCTCGGCGGCAACGACGTCATCGACAAACAGGTCGAACAGCGACTGATTGTGCCGGCACGCGACGTGCTGCATGTGCGCCTGCACGCGACGCGACGACGAATTCCATTTCCGCTGGTTGGTGACACGCCGCTCGGCTCCGCGTTGCAGGACGTGATGCTGTCGAATGCGGTGACGCTGCAGCAAATCCAATTCTACATGAACCAAGCGCGGCCAAGCGCCGTGCTGACCACCGATCTGATCCTCGACAAGGATCAGGTTCAATTCATCCGCGACCGCTGGGACGAACAGTCGAAAGGTCTCAAGGCCGGCGGCACGCCGATCCTGACCGGCGGTTTGAAGCCGATGATGCTGGGCCAGACCAGCAAGGATGCCGATCTTGCGGAGGTGATGAAACTGCCGGACCAGCGTATTGCGCTGGCGTTCCGCATCCCGCTCCAGATTCTCGGCATTGGCGGCGGCACACCGTTCGGCTCGACCGAGCTGTTGATGCAGTCGTGGGTCGCAACAGGTCTCGGCTTTGCGCTCAACCATATCGAGGATGCTTTCGGCCTCTTGTTCAATCTCAAGGGCCAGCCCGACGAGTATGTCGAATTCGATACCAAGGCGCTGTTGCGCTCCGCCTTCAAGGACAGGATCGCGAGCCTCGCTCAGGCGGTGCAGGGCGGCATCTTCTCGCCGAACGAGGCGAGGGCGTCGGAAAGCATGCCTGCCGTCAAATTCGGCGACGAGCCGCGCGTGCAGCAACAGGTCGTGCCGCTGTCGGCCGCCGCTGCCATTCCTGCCGCACCCGCGTCGCCGGGTGCTCCACCATCGGGCGCTGCGGCGTTGAAGCCACCGGAAAAGCCGCCAGAGGAAACGCCCACTTCGGCGAAGGACTACAACGATGTCGTTGCAAGCGAACTCCGAAACATCCTCGCACGCGCCGACCATTATGACCGAAGCGACACTTCAAGCGCTGCGTGACGCGCTCGGCCAGATCATCTCGTCGAACCGCAAGCAGTGGACGCGCGAGCGCGAGCTGATTGAGGCGCAGGGCCGCGCTACCATTGCGGAGCTGCGTGCCCAGATCGTCGAGATGCGCAGCGTGCTCGACCAGATGGTCGGTCAGAAGATGGCCAGTTTGCGCGACGGGTTGCCCGGCGAGAAGGGTGACCATGGCGAACGCGGCGAGACCGGCCCTCCCGGTGAGCGCGGCCTTGACGGGGCAATCGGCAAGGACGGCGATCCCGGCCGGGACGGCAAGGACGGCAAAGACGGCAAAGACGGCGAGAAGGGTGACAAGGGCGACCCCGGCGAGAAGGGCGAAAAAGGCGATCCCGGCGACAAAGGTGACAAGGGCGATGCCGGCGAATGCGGACCGATGGGTCCGCAAGGCGAGCGCGGTGAACCCGGCGCGGTAGGCATGAAGGGCGATGCCGGAGAACGTGGTGAACGTGGTGATCCCGGCGCGGTCGGTGGTCGCGGCGAGCCGGGCGCGATGGGGCTCAAGGGCGACCGTGGTGAGCGCGGTGAACGCGGTCTTCCCGGATTGCCCGGCTCCATCGGCAAGACCGGCGACGCCGGGCCACGCGGTGAGAAGGGCGAACCGGGAGTGCAGGGCCTCGTCGGCATGTCCGGTGAGCGGGGCCAGCAAGGCCTGCAAGGCGAGCGCGGCGAGCGTGGCGAGAAGGGAGAGCCCGGACTCAGCGTCA